CTTGTCACAAGTATCTCATAACTCTAAATTATCTTTAGAAAAGTCAAAGTCTTTTTCTTCTGCTTCTGCTTTAACTTCTTGCTTTGCCATACCAGCGAGATCTAAAATTCTTGCTAAATCCTCTACTGCTACTTCAACTACATCTTTTTTAGCAGTTAATTTTCCTTCAATTAAACCTTCATCGGATAATGCATCTTGGATCCATTGATAAGGATCGCCGTCTCTTGCTTTTTGTGTACCATACGGCATATCGCCAGTTTCACTATAGTACGAAAACAATTCCATGTATAATTCGTCGTCGTCTCCGATATCAGTCTTGCCGGATTTTAAATCAGCGTATGCTTTAGGATGTTTATTAAGAATACTTTCAGCATCTCTATCATATGCATCTTCTTCAGATACTTCTAAAGGTGCTTCTTGAATAGTATCTTCATCACTATCAATTGCTTCGACTTTGTACTTCTTTCCGTCAACTGTAAATTCTGCTTTGCCATCTTTTCTGGCTTTTTCAAGTGCTCCTGAGAATTCGTTGCCTTCGTTAGTATCGTCTGACTCAACTCTTAGTGCATTTTGCACTGCTGGTTTTTTATTTAATTCTTTTGCTATGTCAGTTGGCTTGTTAGTTTGTACACTTTCTAATGCGTCTAATATATCTCTCATAATAATGTTATCCTATTCCTTATTTTCTTTTGCAATTTCGTCTGCATATGCTGTTGCCAAAGAAACTGTAGGAGTTTCTTTATTATTTGCTAAATCTTTTAAAAAGTTTGCGTTATATTCGTCACCGAAATGTTCGCTTGCCTTAATCTCTACTGCATCTTTTAACTCTGGAGTTCCAAGTGCAGGTACATAATCTTTTCCCATGTCTTCAACGTATTCTTCCCTAGCAACTTCATTAGGATCGTTTGGATTAGATACCATAACGTGTGATCCAGGAAGTCCTGCATAGTCTACTAATTCCTGTCTTAACATATCAACTGTTGAGGGATATGTTATGGAAATATCCATTATAGTAACTTCTGAATTTTTCATAGTTTGAAAATCCATAGGGTGTTCTTGTATAGGTGTAACTTTAGGCTTGGTCATATCTTTTAAATTATATTTTCCAAGTGCTATTTCAATTCTATCCAATTGAGCATCAGTTAAAGTACCTGCGTACTTCACACGAAATTTGTATTCTTTAATGTTTTCCATTAAATATTGCTTAAATGTTTTCATACTGCTAATACACCTTCTTTTGTTATATTATTTATCTTTTGAAAGCAGTTTTTCCAACAATGCATTGCGATCCAATACAACTGCTGTGCCTTCTTCGGCGTTTACGCCATTTTCGCTATCGTGCTTCTGCTGTACTTGATCTAATCTTGCTTTTTGTAACTGTAATTGGATCATTTTTAATTTTCTGTCAACTTTGGCGCCTTTGGCATTTAAAGCCGTGTCTAATAAACGTGCCGCTGTATTAAATATCTCACCTGCATATCTGGCTTCTACATTCATGCCTAAATCCATTAAATCTTTAAATGTATCTCTTGCCGTTAGAGCAAGTTCGTCCATTTCTGTGTCATTTAATGACAAATCTTTGACCATCGGTAATGCTTGGTCAATTTTATCTGCTTTCGCCAATGCACTTGCTATATCTTCCTGTGTATGAGTAATAGTATGGTCTACTGACTTCTCAGGTTCTGGGATAATATCTTCAGCAAAATCTTCTGCGGGTGCTAAATCTAGCAATTCTTCTAATTTCTTTGTCATAATGTTTCCAATAATTATATGCTATTATAATTATTTATCTTTTCTTAGGACGATGAAAGATGTCATCTTCAGTTACTATTCTAAATGTTAGTCCATTTTGTTTACAGTATCTATTAGCGGCTTCCCACTTTGCAGAGTTTAATATAACTTTTGCTTGTGCGTGTTTGCTTCTACCTGCTTGTTCCATTGTTGTTTCTTTTTTAGGCTTTACTTCAATACATTCAGCACGTTTCTTACCATTCTTGTCTTGATACACGACAATAAAGTCCGGAACATAAATTGTATTCTTACCTGTTAATGGATTTTTATAAGGAATTTTAATTGCTTCACTGGCCCATTGTATAACGCCTGGGTGGTTGTCGCAAAATTGCATGAACGCCCACTCCCAACTGCTTCTATACATTGGTGTTTTATTGCCGGCATATTTTGCAGGATTCTTGACAGTATACTTGCCTGAAGCGAACTTTGCCATGGCTAATCCAGTATGTTACGAGCAACAACTTGACTTGGTGCTTTATTTCTATTGAATCCTAATATACTTGTATTAGCTCTAGTTTGATTAATTAACGAAACTAGTGCTTGTTGAATTTCTGTAACTGCATAATCATTAAAGTCTTCGATTATGTCCATTGGGGAAACGTTATGTAACATAGCAATTTGTAAAACTGTGTCTGTTAATCCGTTTGATATTGCTACGTTGTCGTTTGTTTTTCTTTTAAAGAAACCCATAATTGCATCAAACTCATTAGGGTTAACTACTGTTGAGTTTCTGTCTGTATTATAAACGTCAAAAAACTCTGTAGTTTTATTTCCGTTTGGATTTGCTGGTAAATTAGTTGACATATTATGTTATTCCGCCTTGACTTTTGCCTGCATACGAAGAACTATTAGTAATGTTACTAACACTTGTTCTTTGTGGTGCTACTGGATTTTTTGTTTGCTTACTAGCATCTTGATGTTGTAACTGACTAAAGTCTTGAGAGTTAATATGACTCATTATATTTCCACCTAATCCAGGTCCAAATAAACTTGATATAGCCGCTGGAATCTTTTGGGTCATTTGACCTACCATTCCACTTGCTCCACTAACTGCACTTTGTAGATCTCCACCTACACCGCCTGCAAAACCTTTTAATTGATCTAACATTGCATTTGTTTGTACTTTAGACCCGTTACTAGAAACTACACCACTACGCATTGGAGCACTTGTAGTAACTCCTGTCATTTTAGGTACTTGTGGTAAAGGATTACCTTGTGCCGATTTGGCATTAGGAAAACTAAAATCACCAATTGGATTTTGTCCTCTTAAAGCATTAAATGCCGCATCAGTAAGTTCTGACTTTAACATATTTTTTAAGTTAGCACCTTTTAAATTACTTGCTCCACGCAAACCTGTAACAACTGCTCCTGCAATGTTGCCACCTGCTAAATCGGCTCCTATACTTCCTACTGCGTCTACTAAACCGCCTGGGCCTAATATACTTGTTGTACCGCCGCCTGCTGGTGTTAGTGGACTAGGTGCTTTGTCATAGTGCAATGTACCGAAACCTTGTGGACTGTCTCCATCAACAAGTCCCGATTTATATTTCACTGTTTCAAATCTAACTGACATTCTATGTTCTAGTATGCCTGCACTGTCTGAATAATCATGATTGTCGTGATCAAAAGTTTCGATAATTGGATTAACTAACCAATACTCTGTATACTTCTTTTGATATAAACTGTAAATTTTTATTCCAGTAAAGAATGGTTTTGTATTTCTGTCTAAACCCCATTGACGAGCATTGTCCATCATAGGTTTATATGTATCTTTATAACCATATGTTCCACTTGACTCATACTGTGGGTCATTGTTGTAGTAGGCATAATATGCATACCACAAGTTTCTTATCACGTCACTATTATCATCGTGGAAGGTGATGTTACAAGGACTATAATTAATCTTGTTGTGGTGATAACGTTTTCTGTTATATTGATTGTGTTCAACAACTTCAAAGTTATACTTAGGTAGATCTACAGACTTAACTAAAAAACTTGCTTCTAAGTTTTCACTTCCACTGAATGAAAATCCAAGGCCCGGGTTGACCTGGAAGACCACGTGAAAGAGAAACTTATGTTTGGGTGCTAGTCTGTAATTGCCGTCGACGAACGTTCGTGATGCGTGTTTATAATCACGAACATTATCACCGGTTGCAAGAGCTTTTAAGAAAGAATTAATCACAGGTTATTCTACTCCTTTATGGATTAGCCTGTTACTACTTCACCAATAGTTCTAGCCACTGTAGTTCCTACGCCTGCTCCTAATGGAGTTTGAACTGCGTTATCAAAACGAATCGACATTGTAACTGTCGCTGGTTCTGAAGTTGCGTAATTCAAGTCGTTGTAGTTAACGTTTTGGATCATACAACCGTATAATTCCCACGTCTCTAGTACGTTTGGTGTTGATGCTCCGTTACCACCGTCTAATATTTCACATCTAGTAATGAATTTGTAATCAATACCCGATGCCGCACTTGATTGTTCCATCATATCAAATTGTTTCTGTATTTGTTCTCCAACAAGTTTAGATACTTGACCTGATGCATCATCACGCATATTAACTGATACGGCTTCCCAAGTGTGTTTACCTTGGATATAAACTTTACTGTTGTAGATATCAATTGGTACTTCTTCAAAATTGACTGAAGGACGTTGAAAATCCATAACTTGTTTTGTTAGTTCACTTCTTGGAGTTGAGATTCCGAAATTTTCGAAACTCACACGGAAGCGATACTTTAATTTTGGCATTAACAGACCTTGGCTTGATGCGGATTGATCCGATGCTAAAGGTACTGTAAATTTGCTTAATGAACTTACTGACATATTTTTTGCTCCTGCTTCTATGCTTTAATAATATTTAGTCGCTTAATTTACCTTGTTCCTAATAAGGCTCTATATTAAATAGAGCCTGTATTTTGGATACGAACTGGTATGTAGATGTATTCAACCGCTTTAACTGGTTCAATAGCAATGTCTATATACAACTCGTTTCTGTCAATTCTATCATTTGTGTTGTTTGTTTCGTCACATACAACCAAATAATCATAAAGACCACGTTTCGCAACTAAATCATTCATTAATTGCTCAACAACTTGTTTTACTTCATCACGTGTTAGTTTATCGTTAGGTTCAAAAACAAAAGGTTTTGTAATAACTGCTAAACGTTCACGTATATAAGCAGTAAGTCT